TGCGCAGGGCGGGCGCCTGGGCGTTGATGCCGTTCTGGAAGCCCTGGATAACCAGGCGACCGGCAGGCGTCAGGATCTTCTTATCCAGGGACTCCGGGCCCTTCCAGGACGTCAGCTTGGACGTCAGGCCGCCCAGGGTGGACTTCACGTTGCCGAACATGTTCTTGATGCCGTTGATGAAGCCCATGATCAGCTTCTTACCGGCGTCCAGGAGCGTGGAGCCGATGTTCCCCAGGGCCGACTTCGCCTTGCCCGGGAGGGACTTCACCCACTTCACCACGTTGCCGATCCACTCCGTCACAGCGGAGACGGCCTTCGAGCCAGCCTCCTTCACGACGGACCAGACCTTCTGAACGAGAGGCTTGATCGCGGCCCACACCTGGGCAGGCAGCTTCGTGACCAGAGAGATGATGAACTTGATCGCGCCGGACAGGGCCTGCTTGGCGTACTCCCATGCCTGGCCGAAGTCGCCGCGAAGGATCGCAGCAATCATCTTGATGGCCGGGACGACCACGGTCGTGATCAGCGTCGCCAGGTACTGACCCAGGATGCTGGCCAGCTTCGCCACGACAGCGATGATCGGAATCAGGATCGGCATCAGGGCCGCGATGATCTGGCCCAGGGCACCGAACATCGGGACCAGGGCCTGGATGATCGGGACCAGGGCAGGCAGTAGCGCCACGACCAGCGAAGCCAGTACCGGCAGGATCGGGAGGAATGCCTGGAGGAGCGCCAGGACAGCGTCCACCAGGGCGCCCAGGACCGGGCCCAGGGCTTCGATGACCGGCATCAGGGCGGCGCCCAGTTGCTCGATCACGGGGCCCAGGCCGGACATCAACTTGCCCAGGACCGGGCCAGCAACCTTCAGGATCTGGCCCATCAGTTGGCCCAGGGTCGGCAGTAGCGCGCCCACCGCGTCGAAGAGGCCCCCGAAGAGGTCAGCGGCCCCGCCCATGCCGCCGGACAGGCCGGACAGGAAGCCGCCCAGGGCGTCACCCAGTTGACCGAACCCAGCACCCAGGGTCTCTACGAGAGGCTGGGCCTTCTCCATGATGGGGACCATGCCGGACACCAGGCCCTTGACCAGGTCCCCGACGCCAGCCACCAGGGGCTGAATCATGGGTGCGGCGGCCTGGAACATCTTCCCGAGCTGGGGCGCGATCTGGTCGAAGGTCGACTTCAGTTGCCCGGCGGCCTGGGTCAGCGGCCCAACAAGCGGCTTCGTCAGGCCCTGCATCTCGGACATGACATGCGTCTTCAGGTCCGTGAAGGCCGACTTCACCTGTTGGTTCTGCGCCGCCACCATGACGCCCAGGCCGACGATGGCCAGGGGCACCGCAGCGAGGGCGCCAGCCGCACCGACAGCCCCGACGGACACCACCTTCAGGAGGCCAGGCAACATACCCAGGGCCTTCGCGCCACCGGCCACACCCGCGCGGAAGCCGTTGCCCATCGTGTCCCGTGCGCTGGCCCCCAGGGACCGCAGGGAGGACATGGCGCGGCGGGCGCCAGCGGCCAGCGGGTTCGTGTCGATGCCCAGCCGCACCGTGAGAGAGGCCAGCGTGGCCACTGGTCACCCCCTTTCGTCGTTGTGAGGGGCGACGGTCCCGCCCAGGGCGGCATTCGCCTTCATGACCTCTTGCCAGATCTGGGCAGGCGTCTTGCGACGCTTGAACCAGGTCGGCATGAAGTCCTTCGGCTTCGCCTTCTTCTTCCCGCCAGCGGAGTTCGCCACGGTGGCAGCGATGATTCCGGCGGAGACGTCCCCGCGTAGGCCCGCATCCAGGGGGCCCGTGACGCGCTCGTACGCCTGCCACTCCGTGAGTTCACGAGAGGACATGTCGGCAAGCATGTGCGCCACGGACCGGGCCCCCAGGTGACCGGCCAGGCGGAAGTAGAAGAGCCGCTCCGGGCGGGACGTCAGTTTCCCGTCAGCTCCTGGACGTCACCGTCCGAGAGGCCCGACAGTCGGGAGGCGACCTCCACCACGCGGGACAGGGCCTGGGCCGACTTCTCACCCAGACGCTTCACAGCGGCGCCCTGGAACAGTCGCTTGCCGGACTCGTCCACGATGCACGCGGCGGCCAGGCGCGCGCGGTACATCTCCATGGCCTTGTCCTTCGCGATGCCGTCCATCGAGTCGTTCAACATGGCCGACTCGAAGCGGTCGCGGTCGGTGCCGGACATGCCCTGGACCAGGACGGTCCCGCCCCATTCGGGGACGGCTACCGGCTCCTTCGGGAGGTCGTCAGCGGCCAGAATGGCGTCAGCGGTCAGGTACATCAGGGTCACACTCCAGGGGTGATAGTCGGCTTGCCGGTGACCTTGAAGGTGAACTCACCAGACAGCTTGTCGTCCACGGGGGCCTCCTGGCTGAAGCCAGTCAGGAACGCCTTGAATGCCCAGGAGCCCTTCCCCTGGGGGAACACGAGCCGGTAGTCCCGGGCCACGGTGTCAGCGAAGTCGGACACCATGACGTCATGCTTCGTCGGGTCGTAGTTCAGCTCCACGGAGACCTCTCCGGAGTCCTTCAGGCCGCCGATGAACTCCCGCCAGCCGTCCACGGAGTCATGCGCGGTGACGTCGTACGTCTCGCGCTCGATCTCCGGACCGGACACGCTGGTCACGTTGCCGAGCGCGGTGAAGCTTGCGGTAGGGGTTGCCATGTCGGAGCGCTGAAGAGCGATTCCGTAGGCGTCAAGTCCGGCCATGCCGGTACCTCCTAGGTAGAGCGGGTCAGCCAGACCCGGTACTGGGCATTGATGTGCCGGACGTAGGGGTCCGGGTCCTTCAGGGCCTGGTGTTGGTCCTGGCGGATGGACACGTCCCTGAAGCCAGGCACGGTCAGGGGGACACGGTCCAGGGCGGCGTCCAGGGCCGCGAAGATGTCGTACGCCTCCGCGAAGCCAGGAGCCTTCGTCCAGACGTGAATCGTGACCAGGGTGTTCAGGCCCTGGGCGTCGTGCGCGTCGTCCGGGGTCTCCGTCACGGAGCCGAAGGACACGTACGGGTATGGGGCAGGCTCCGGGACTTCGTCGAAGACACCGGACACCAGGGCCATCAGGTCAGGGGAGGCCGTCAGTGCGGCGTACACGGCCGTCTGGAGCGGGCGCAGGGCGGTAGCCATCAGACCCCCAGGCCGCGTCTGCGGATGGCGGCACGGAGCTTGCGGGCGATGTTCTCCCGGTTGGTCGTCCACTCGAAGGCCGGTACCAGGTACGGCTGTTCAGTCATGGAGGAGGTTCCCTTCTCCACGTACTGGGCGTACTCCAGCGCGTCCGGCTTGTAGACGCCGACGTATGCCGCGTCGGAGAACTTCCTGTCCTCGATCGCGTTGCGCAGGTTGCCCGTACGCTCCGGCGCGCGGGTCTTCGCGGCGCCCTTCGTCTCGTCCGCCCAGTCCGTCAGGACTTCGTCCCGGCCCTCACGGATGCGCACGGGCAGGGAGGCGATTCGGAGCATGGCCTGGCGGAGACCAGAGATTTCAACGTCAGCCATGCGGGCCTCCTTACGGGAGCTGGAGGACCGCCACCGTCACGGAGGTCACGGCGCTGTACGTCACCGATGCGCGGTTCGAGATCGGGTCGCGGTAGACGGCCGTCAGCGGCACGAAGGACGACGCGCCAGCGGCGACAGACACGGCGGAGTCCGCGATGTCCAGGCCGCCCACCTGGCCGGGGGTCGCCACCGTGACAGTCACAGCAGACGCGCCACCGTTGCGGACGCAGAGAACCAGGTCACTACCGATAGGGGCAGTGTCACCGCCAGCCGCAGCGGAAGCGAAGGTGGGAACGGCGCCAGCGACGGGCACCGACTGAGCTGAAAGGGCAGCCATGTGGCTACCTCCTTACTGGGACGCCTGCCGTACTTCGCAGTTCGCGCGTAGGTACGTGCCAGGCTCGGAAGGTTCGAAGATGGCCAGGACCTTGAAGGTCCGGCCAGGCTGGCGCAGTTCGTCACCACGCCGTACAGGGGCGTCAGGCTCCAGGTAGACGACGTGCGTCAGCGTGGCGCCCGACTGGTCGGCCACAGTGCGCTCCGTGGCGGACGGCTGGGAGAACCTGGCCCGGACCGTGGAGGTCTGGGACCAGGACTCTTCGAAGCCGCCCATACCGTCAGGCGTACGCGTGTAGCGCCAGACAGCGGCAGACGCGTTCAGGAGACGAGAGACGCGGCTCACCGGACACGCGCCGTCCCGACGCCACCGCCGAAGCGGGCCGCCAGCCGGTTGCGCTGGAAGTCCGTCAGGGCCATCGTCCCCGACTCCGTGGCCGCGTACGTCACCTGGTAGTCCCCGATCCGCTCCGACTGGACAGCGCGAGAGGCGCCACCGCCAGAACGGAAGGCAGTCAGCTCCTGGCCTACCAGGCGACACACCAGGTCGACGATGTCCGAAGGAACCTCCGGGAGGCCGTGAACGTACGTCACCTCCACCTCCGACGGGTCCGGGCCAGGCCGCCAGCCAGCCGCCCCAAACAGGGCGCCTGAAGCCAGCCTCCAGCCCGTGGCCGCCTGGCCGTCGACCAGGACCGCAGACACGGACCGGACCGGAGGGCCAGGCAGCTTCAGGCGCGGGCCAGGCTCCCCTTCCAGGACAACCGTGGAGGTCGTCTCAGAGACGGGGGAGCCTGCCGCGTCCCGGACCAGGGCCGACGCGACATCCAGGAAGACGTTCACGGTCGGCTCTTCATCGGGGGCGATGGTGACGCCCCGGGCCTCCAGGTCTGCCACGGTGGCAAGAGGGGGAAGGGCCATGGGACGTCACCTCCTAGGCGGTCGTCTTGCGTCGCGCGGGAGCGCGCTTCGGAGCGGGAGCCTTGACCGGCTCCTGGACCGGCTCCGGCGCGTAGGAGTAGCCGCGCTCCCCGTCGCCTACCAGGGAGCTGGCCACGTCGTCAGGAACGTACGTCGGAACCCCATTGGGGCCAATGACCGTCGCCATCAGGCGGAGGTCCAAACCGCGACACCGGTCGAGCGAATCACCTTCGCGCCGTACACGTGGAGGCCACGCAGGCGGTCAGCGAACTTGTCCGTAGCGCGCATGGCCTCCGTCTTCTCAATCTGAGAGACGTAGGCGACGGAAGGGCCGTAGAAGGCCAGGGCCTGGGGCTTGGCCACGTTCGGCAGGTTCTCCGACGTGTAGATGTCGAAGCCGAGGAGGCGACCGACGTTGGCGTTGCGCAGTCCATCGGGCGTACCAGACTGGTCCACCTTGGTCAGGCGCGAGTCAGCGGCCAGGAGGAACGCTTCGAACTCAGCGTTGACGACCAGCACACGGTTCGCGGTGGGGATCTTCGCCTTGTTCAGGGCCTTCCGCAGGTCACGGATGACCGTGTACGCAGCGTCGCCGCCAGTGAGCGCGGTACCGGCAGGGGTGGACGTACCCGCGCCAGTGACAGCCGTCGACAGGATGAACTTGTCCGCGTCCTCCGCGAGACCCTCACCAGCGGAGCGGGTGAAGGCATCCATCGAACCGGCGGCCTGGGCGCGGTCGATGTCGTCGATGTAGAAGTCGAAGGACTTCTCCTGGTCGATGAGGAGATCCTGGTTCACAGTCGTAACTGCGGAAGCGGCAGTGACGCGGCTGGCAGCCTTGTAGTCAGCAACCGGGATCGCGGTAGCCGTGTTGATCTTGACGACGTTACCGGCGGTGGCAGTGCCCTCGTACTCGCGGTTAGTCAGCGACGCGGCAACGGCCTGCTGACGGAAGTCGAGGAGGAGCTGGGCATTCCAGAGCTGGGGAATGAAAGAAGTGACGGCCACGGTGGGCCCTCCGTTTCGTGTGGTCGAAGCCGGTCAGGTAGTCCGGCGCGGGTGGTTGGTCGGCGTCAGCCGCCGGAAAGGATGGTCTTCAGCCGTCCCTCGCGCTTCGCCTTGACGATCGCTTCGGGGGACATGGACTTCAGGTCCTCGCGGGTGAGCTGGGACGGTCCCGACGCCTTGCGCGCGGCTCCACCGTCTCCGGTGCCCTGGAAGCGCGGCCTGGTCGTTGCGGCCAGGTGCGGCTTCCGAGTCAACAGGTCTTCGATTGCGTCGGAGATCTCCTCCGGGTCCACGTCCCCGTTCGCGTCCACCTCAAAGGCAGACAGGTCCAGGAGCGCGATGGCGTCCGAAGGGTCGGCCAGCTTGCCAGCGGCAGCCGCCTTCACCTCAGATCGAAGGATGCGAGCGTTCGCCTTCGCGTTCGCGTCGCGGGTGGCCTGGCGCTTGATCTCAGCGGCGTCAGGCTGGTCAGTGGTACCGGAAGGCTTCGGGGCCTTCAGGCCCTCCAGCTCCTCTTCCAGCTTCCGGCGTGCGTCCCGCTCGGACTTCCAGCGGGACTTCATCGAGTCCAGGGCCTTCTTACCGGCGTCGCCCAGGGCCTCACTGCCCGACTCGGCGTCGTCCTGGCCAGACTCCAGGTTCGGGGTCTCCTCCACGGACGCGTCCTCTACAGGGGTCTCAGTGGCAGGGGTCTCAACAGCTTCAGACATCGTCAACTCCATTGCGGGGTCGGGGGGTTCGCCATTGCGGCGGGGTCAGATCAGGTAGCCGTTCCGCTTCAGCAGATAGACGGCCTTCTCACGGTCATCGCCAGCGATGCGCATCACCTC